CTACGCTTGCGGGTTGACCGGCGTGGCGCCGGCGTAGACGATGCGGGCGAGGCCTTCGGTTTCGGCCTCGAGGCGCTGCAGCTGCTGGGCGAGCTCGTCGCGGTCATGTGCGGCGGCGCCGGAGCGCAGCGCGAGCGTCTGCAGTGAGGCGAGAAAGGCGCGGGCGGCGGAGATCTGGCGTTTGGCCTGGCCGCGCAGCTCGTTGTGGCGGGCGGTCATTGGAATGCTCCAGCGGTGACGCGCCCGAGCTGGGCGCGCATCACAGGCACGTACTCGGCCGGAATCTTGATCGTGTGGCCGTCAGCGATGATTAGAAACTCGCCAGTGTTGAGGAGGCCGAATGCCGGCGCCCCTTGTTCCGCCTGGCGCGTCTGGCCGACGTGCAGCATGGCATCAAGCAACTTTGCGCGGGGCTCGGGCTCAGCGGCTTCTCGTTTGGCCGGCCGCATGTGAGAGTCGGCCAGGTCATCGAGCGAAGTCGGCGTGGTCGAGGGCGCTGCCTGGGCGCTGGCCGGGACGAGTGACCGACCGAGATCGGTAAGGCTATATGCGGCCCGCCCGTCGATCTGTCCATCCGTCTTGACTTTCTTGTTGATGCGCATGAAGCTCACGAGCTGCGTCGTCTTCTTCGAGTCGTGGCTGATCTTGTTGGCGAGCTGCTGGCAGTTGAGACGGCCATGCTTGGCGAGAGCCAGCAAGATTTGATCGGAATAGCTGGTTGTCATGGTGCGATCCTGGTCTAGTCGTCGTTGGCGGCGATTGAGCGCCAGTCGGCCCTGCCGACGTAGCGCTTGAGCTGCTCCTTGATCGGGGCTGCTCTGCGGCGGGCCAACGCCTCCGCCGTGTTGGTCAGCGCGATCGCAAGGGCGGGGATGGACATGGCTGTGTCCAGGTCGTAGACGCAGCGCGTTTCGCGGAGGGCGAGCAACAGGTCATCCCGGCTGGGTTGCGATCGCATGGGAATCACCTGCGGGCGGCTACAAGCTGAGCGCCGGGGGCCGACTCCCAGGCATCGAGGTAGGGCGCGTCCGGCAGAGCCAGGACCAGCGCCTCGCCGTCCGGGTTCGTGTAGATGCACGCGTACTCGCCCGTGCTGGGCTCGCGCCAGAGCTTGCCGCGCGGAGCGCAAGCGCGGGCGATCATGCGCTCGCGCCGCGCATCGTCCGCGGCGAGGAGGCGCTGATCGTTCGTGGTGGTCAGCTGCGCCCATGAAAAGAGGGCTGCAACACCTGTGACGACGCCCATGGCGGCGAGCAGCAGGCACATCGAGGCTTTGAACTTGGCTCCCATGGCTCATGCCTCCCGGTGGGGCGTGAGCGCGTTGGCGTACGCGTCTCGCGTGCCACGCATGAGGAACCGGGCCTCGTGCATTACCCCGAGGGCCTCGCATTCGATGGCGTGCAGCGCGTGCTGGGGCAGCGTGTCGGCCGCCAGTTCGACCAGGCCAGACAGGAACGCAGAGATAGCGTCCCGTGTGTAGAGGCTGGGAAGCCAACCATTCAGGCGGCACGTCAGGCAGTGCTTGCGGACATGCAGGAGGAGGGTGCGGATCCTGGAGAGGATGGCCTCGGCCAGCTCCTCCACGGTCGTGGGTAAGTCGGGTGCGTTGAAGGGGTTCACTTTAAGCTCCGGTGGTGTAAGGCAATACACGACACGGAGAGTAAAGTAATAACTTACCTAAAGTCAATTGTTGCACTACAAATCGACTGATGCCGAGCGCGGCTGACTTTCAGCGGTGGTGGATCAGTAATAGAGGGACAGGCTGACGCGAGGGATAAGCAAGTCGTCTGGTGCCCAAAAGCTATGGACGAAGGCTTCGACCTTGACACCCTTGTCCATCACTGGAGCGAGGGATTTCGCTCGACGACTTTTGATGTATCCGATCTGGACATGCTTCGTGCCCCAAAACAAGAACCTCGGCACCGGCATCCATACCGAAATTGCGTTCGAGTCATAGGGATTTGAGGGCTCCCGCCGCAATTGGATTTCCATGTCTTTGCGGCAGTGGCGTTGGATTAACCTGGCGCGGGAGGCGCCGTTCTCGTTCTTGTGGCCAGTACCGGCGACGATTGCGGCCCTCCCTGGCTTCTCGTCACGATCGCTCACGTCGGTCATTTTCACTTACCTTAAAGGGAAAAATCTGGCCCGACTAGGCGGAGGTGCGGCCGCGCCGCTCTGTCAGGCGGCGTTGCGGGCGCTGCTTTTTGCGCGGTGGTCTTCAACCGCTCGGAGCACATAACCCTCAATGATCAATCGTTCGGACGCTGGCAACGCCTCGAATTCCTCGCGGCTGACTCGTGTAAACGGCCAGCTCTCCGTCGGTCGGCTTGCGCTTGGAGTTCTTCCAGCGAGCAGGTAATCCGTGGAGGTGCCAAGCAATTGCGCCAGGTCGACGATCTTCTCAAGGTCCGGGCGCGATAAATCGCGCTCCCATCCTGATACGGAGGTGCGATTGATGCCGAAGTTGTCCCCGACCTGTTGAAGCGTGAGGCCGCGAGCCGTGCGGCATTCGCGTATGCGCTGCCCGAGAGTCATAGGGCAAAGCCTAACATTTGCTTGAGAGGTGTTGGCTGACATAGAATGTCGTGCATTACCTTACAAAAGGGCATTCAATGGACAGCTTGGAAGATCGAGACCACCGCGTGCCGATCGTGCGCTCAGCAATCAAGCGCGCCGGTGGGGTGGCGGTAGTCGCAAAGGGCTTGAGGGTCAGTCGAATCTCCGTTTACGACTGGATCTCCAACGGTTACGTGCCGGCGAAGCGAGCGGTCGCGATCGAGAAATTGTCCGATGGGGCTGCGCGCTGTGAGGACATGTGCCACGACGTGGAATGGTCCGTGATTCGAGGTACTGCCCTTGGTGAACGCGGCCAGCAGCGGAGCTTATTTAGCAGTCCGAAGGATCGCGCGCATGCGTAGCGCAGCGACCTCAATGCGCCAGTTGCTGGGTGCCCGCGGGCTGCTGTGCGTGAAAGCACATCTGTTCAAAGACTGCCGCAAGCACCTCTCCCGGTACCTCGCCCAGCTCGGCCTCAACAATCTGGCGAGCGTGACGCAACCGGCGCCGTACCCACAGCTCGATATATGCCTCCGTCGACGAAAGTTCGGCCGGTCCATTCAGAGCCTGATCCATTTGCCTATCCCCTCCTTATGTGTGGGTTGGAGCTCGCATCGTAGGCGTGCGGAAGGCGCCGCGCTACGAGAATCGGAGCGAGTTTTCGGGAACGCAAACGAGTTATCAGTGCGGGGGCTGCATGACTAAGCGTCACAGTGGCGGCCACTGGCGAGGGGCGCTTTATAACGCTCTGCGGCGAGCCGCCGATGGCGTCCAGGGCTTCTGCATTTGGGCGGAGGGAAATCGCGACCGCAAGATCGCCGCTAAGACGCTATACAAGCGGCTTGACGGGACCGCGCCGACCGAGCGAATGCCTATCGAGGATGCTGAGCTCATCACCGAATACGTGCTGCGCGATGCGCACGCGAGGGACCACGCGTTAGATTGGCTCAAGGCCCTATGCGCGAGGTTCGGACTAGTTGCAATTGAGCTGGATGCGCCGCCTCCTAATGGCTGTTGGCCGTGCGAGATAACTGCCATTGTGGAGAAAGGGTTTCAGCTCACCGAGAAAGGCGGGCTTATCTCTGGCGTGATCGGCCGAGCCATCGCCGATCGCAAGATATCGCCGAGAGAGGCGGACCAGATAACTGAGCTCGCGCATGCTGAGGTTCAGCTGCTGCTGCGCCTGGTCAGAAACGTCCAGCGTGCCGCTGAAACGCGCTCGACCGTATCGGCAGCTGCCAGGTGCCCTGATGAATAGTCGCACCGCTTCCCTTAGCGCTGTGGACTTCAAGGGGCTGCGCCATGGCTAGACCTTTAGGTCCGGAAGCGCGGGCAGTTCTTGCTCAGCTCGCCCTCGGCCCTGCCTCCATATCGCAACTCTCAGCGGCCCTCGGCATGACTTCGGAGCAGCTCGACCAGGTCTGCTATCGCCTTCGCGTGGCGGGCAGGATCTCTATTGCATCCTGGGGGAAAACGGCGGGGTGCTGGCGACAGACGGCGGTGTATAGCTTGCCCTGCAAGGGCGCCGCGGTCGCCATAAAGCTGTTCGAGGTGCGTGCATGACACGAGACCTATTCGGCCGATCGCCAGTCCAGGCACGCTCGAAACCTGCCGAAGTCAAGCGAGCGACGCGACCTCCGTCGGCTCTTGGTCGGGGGCCTCCGGGTCCTGCTGAGTACTTCGTACTCGGAAATCGCTCTATCAGTCGCGATGAGCTGTTGCGCCTTCTCAATTTTGAGCAGGCCTGCATCGACACGCCCGACCACGACCTAATTGCGGTGTTGGAAACCGTTGATGGGCGGTCGCGGGCGTATCTGGTCGCTCTGCCGCGAAATCATCCATCAAGGTTCGACGCCGCCGGGCGTCGAGATCCTTTGCTCGCGCCTTTCTGGCGTCACGGGGAAGTTATGCACATCAAGAAGCAGAGTCAGCCGCCGTAGGCATGCGTGGCTCAGGGACGAAGAGGCTAGATACGCGGTTATCCCTGGGCGGAGTGCCCCAAACCGAACCCAAGGGGCAGCGTGGGTGCGAAAGACTAGAGCGCGGGTAGGAGTGCCGGTACGGGTGCTGACAGTCTGGTCGAGTCCTGGGGCGTACATCCGCCAGGACGCCCTGATGCATACCGTCGGCTCCGGCGAGGCAATGCAAGGGTGGGCATTGCTCCTGTTATCCACAACGGGTTAGGGGGAGCTCTGCCCATTCGCACCCATCTCACCAACGAAGCAAGGCCGTAACTCCACATATGCAGAGGTGTTTCATGACAGAGCTAATTCTGAGCATGCAAGAAAATTTCGCGCACGGCGCGCCCCAAAAAGGCCACGTCGGACAGGACTTTTCCACATTTTGGGCGCAGTGGCCCCGCAAGACGGCAAAGAAAGACGCCGAGCGAGCGTGGATGAAACTGCGCGCGGCAGACCGGCGCGCCGTGCTGCACGTCTTACCGAGGCACATAGCGTATTGGAGGGCCGCCCGCACTAGCATGGAGTTCATTCCGTATCCGGCAACCTGGTTGAATGGCGACCGCTGGAAGGATGATGTGGTTATTCCCGCGCCACGCCCCGAGCGGCAAGGTGTGACAGAGCCGGCATGGTGGACGTCTCATGCCCTGATGGATCAGAAGGGCCGCGAGGTTGGCATCGGTTGCGCTCGTCCAGGTGAATCGGCAGAGCAGTACCGCGCGCGCATCCAGCAGGCGATCGTGGAGCGGGATCGCTATGGGCGAGGGCAGTAGCGATGAGCAGCATTCAACGGATACAGTGGGTGAGCGAGCGCCTCGACCAGTGGGGAATGTGGCAGATGAATGGAACGTGCCGGGGAGGGGCTTCGGTGCTCGGTCGGCTAGCGGACGCGGTGGCGCAAGGGGGCCGAAAGCGGTCGCATATCCCTTTTGATGATATCGAGTGCAGCGTGACCGACCGTGCGGTCGCTCAGTTGCCGAAGGAGTTGAAGCAGGCTGTGCAAGTTTGGCACACAGCCGAGGGCACGCTCGACGCAATTGCCGATGAGCTGGGGGTAGCCAAGATCACATTGCAGCGGCGGCTGGCGCAAGCGGATCTCAGGATCGAGGAATGGTTCCGTCTGCGGAGGGCGCGCGCTGATAGCTTGGACGGAACGTCCTCGTCCGTCACACGGATGGGGCTGCGGCGGTAACAATCTGAATTAGATGAGGTAGCCTGAGACCCCCTAGAATTCGCTACATTCCTGCGGAGCTTGCGTCAAAGCGCTCCACCACATCAAGGCCCGGCCCTCACGCCGGGCCTTTTCTTTTGGTGTCTCAAATGCCAGTAGCCCGACCTCGACCGTGCCTGCATCCGGGGTGTGCAGCGCTTGTGCGAAACGGCGGCTACTGCGAGCGGCATGCCGTCGCTCAGCAGGAACGTGCGCGCGAGAAAGATCGCGAGCGCGGCAGCGCCGCCAGCCGGGGGTACGGATATCGCTGGGCTAAGACCAGCCAGGGCTTTCTACGCAACAACCCATTGTGTCGCCATTGCGCTGACCGTGGGCGAGTTACTGCGGCCGAAGTCACTGACCATATCGTGCCGCACCGGCTGGCGGAAGCGCTGGCGTCCGGCGAGCCGGAGCGAATCGTTGAGGCGCGTTCTCTCTTTTGGGATCGGAGCAACTGGCAACCGCTGTGCTGGGTGTGTCACTCGCGCAAGACTGCGAGAGAGGATGGCGCGCTCGGCAACCGGCGGGCCCTGGCAGGAGGCTCGATGCAGACGTCTGCACCGGATCCGCGAGCGAAGGGTGCCCGCAGGGGCGCCCGCGATACGGGGACGGGTCGGGGAGGGGTAGGGGGGTCGAAAGTCGGGGCGAACGGCGTCGGGACCGAGCGCCCAGCTGCATTTTTATGGGAAAGGTTTGAAAAAGGGGGGGAGGGGTGAAATTGCAGCCCCTCTGACGCATCGAAACCACAGCTCTCGATTCGCGTGGCCCCTCAATCACATTAGGAGTCACGATGGACCAGAGAAAGCCTCCATTGGGGGTCATTCAGGGCGGGGGAGGCGCTACCCCCTGGAGGTCGGCAAAGTTCGGGATCGAACTGCCTATGCCGCCGCCGCCGATCAAGGTCGACGACGAATGGCGCCGCATCTACATCTGGTTGTGCGATCAGCTGATAGGTAGCAAGCGGGATATCACCGCCGCCGCCATGCAGCTGACGCTGCTCGTCGATTGCATCCGGGCTTGGGCGCATGACCGCGCCCTATGCGAGAAGGACGGCCGCTACGCGACCTCCAAGGAAGGCAATCGTTACGAGCTGCCGCACAGCTACAACGAGCGCAAAGGCGCCGAGCAACTCAAACGGGATCTGCCTGAAGCATGCATGACGGTAATGTCTCAAGTCGAGGCGCGGCTCAAGGAGAGCAAGATCGGGGAGGGCGGCCAGGACGATCTGTTCGGCGATCTCGTCGAGCACGCTCGAAGCCGCCCAAGCGCCGCCTAAAGCTCATCCCCCCCGAGGAGGTGTGGGAAACCTGGGACCGCGAGTACGGCGTGCCGGTCCTACGCGGCGAGCTGGTGGTTGGCGAGCTGGTAATGCTGGCTGTCGAGCGGCACTACCGGGATTTGCAGACGTCTGCAAAGCGCGGCTTGTACTTCAGCGCCGCTCACGGCTGGCACATGATCGAGTACATCGAGGAGTACTTCGTTCATGTGAAGGGGCGACTCGCCGGCCAGCCGATCCTGCTCGATCCCTGGCAGAAGTTCTGGACGGCGGTGCTCTATGGTTGGCGCCGCACGGGCACAGGCTTTCGAAGGTTCACCCGGGCGTACGAGGAGGTTGCGCGCAAGAACGGGAAGTCGACGTGGAAGGCGCCGCAGGGTGCTTACCTCTTCATGATGGACGGCGAGCCGGGCGCCGAGGTATACGCGGTCGCCACCACGCGCGAGCAGGCGATGACGGTGTTCCGGCCTGCCTTTGAGAACTTCAGGCGGTGGGCAAGGAAGTCGGCCGGCGTGGCGCGCTCGTTCCGGATCTTCGAGGGGCAAAATCAGGAACGAATCGAGGCTGGCGCATCGGTGTTTAAGCCGATCGCCAGCAACGCCGATGCACAGGACGGTTTCAACCCGTCGGCGGTGCTCTATGACGAGCTGCATGCGCAGCGCTCGCGCGAGCAGTGGGATGTGCTCGAATCGGGTTTCGGTGCTCGCGACCAGCCGCTGCTCTCGGCGATCACGACGGCGGGCTTCATCCTGGACGGAATCTGCACTGAGGTTCGAGGCTACCTGCTGAAGGTGCTGCGGGGTGAGCTCGATGATGACAGCTTCTTCGGCTACGTCTACTCCATCGACAAGGACGATGATCCGTTCGACGAGTCGGTGTGGCCGAAGGCGAACCCGGGCCTTGGCCAGTCCAAGACGATCGACTATATGCGCGACATGGCGCGCAAGGCGAAGGCCTTGCCGACCGCGTTAGCGAATTTCCTGACCAAAGACTTGAACGTCTGGTGTAACGACGCCGAGGGCTGGATCGACATTCGTCGGTGGGACAAGGGCGCGGCCGAGGTCAAGATGGCACAGCTGCGCGGTCGGCGCTGTTTTGGAGGTATGGACCTGTCGGCAACGCGCGACCTGACCGCCTTCTCGCTGGTGTTCCCGCCAACTGATGGAGACCCGAATTGGTACGTGCTGGTGTGGACATACTGCCCGCGTGGGAAGGTCGACGAGGACGAGCACTCTGACGCGGCGCCATATGCGCGCTGGGAGGCTGATGGCTGGTTGACGGTCACCGAAGGCGACGTCGTCGACTACCGACCGATGAAGGCGCAGATACTGCGCGCGGCAAAGATGTTTCAACTTGTCGAACTGGCCTACGACACGTGGAACGCCACCCACCTTGCCAATGAACTCGCGGACGAGGAGATCCCGCTCGTTGAAGTCCCGCAGAACACGCAGGGGATGTACCCCGGTGCCAAGCGGCTCGAGGAACTGATCTATAGCGGCCGAATCGTGCACGGTGGAAACGCTGTGCTGCGGTACGCCATCGGCAACGTGTCGCTGCTGTACGACACGAATGGCAACTTCCGGCCGGACAAGAAGAAGTCAAAACAAAAGGGTCGCATCGACCCAGCAGTGGCTACCGTACTCGCATTGAGCCGGGCGGCCGTTCACGTGCCGGAGGATGCAGACGGCTATTCAGACAATCCAATCATGGCGGGTGTGTAAATGGCAAAAGAGAAGAAGCCCGGCGCTGTGCGCGCTGCGCTCCTCAACTGGTTGGGCGTGCCCATCCAGCTCACGAGTGCCGAGTTCTGGCGCGAGTTCATCGGCACGTCGAGCAGTGGAAAATCGGTGTCGGTCGACGCCGCATTGCAGCTCTCGGCAGTCATGGCCTGCGTTCGGCTGCTGTCCACCACGGTGGCAACTCTGCCGCTTCGGGTGTACAGGACGCGGGAAGATGGCTCGCGGGAGCTGGCGAAGGATCATGACCTCTACCGGCTACTGGCGCGGCGGCCGAACAGCGAAATGACACCTGCACGCTTCATCAATCTCGTAGTCGCCAGCATCCTGCTGCGCGGCAACGCATTCGTCGAGAAGCGGCGAGTTGGTCGGCGCGTTGTGTCGTTGCTTCCGCTAATGCCGCAGAACATGAGCGTGCGGCGGAACGCGGCGGGGCGGCTGGAGTACACGTATACCGAGAGCGGTACGCGCAGGATGATCCGCGAGTCGGACATCATGCACATACGTGGGTTCGGAATCGATGGCGTGGCGGGTCTAAATCCGGTGAAGTTCGGCCGCGATGTGCTCGGCGCCGCCATGGCGGCCGACGAGGCCGCTGGCAAGGTGTTCCAGAATGGCATGCAGTCGTCGGGCTTCATCACGCACAATGCCGGCCTCCTCAAGAACGACCAGCGTGAACGGGTGCGAAAGGAGGTGGACAAGTTCGTCGGCTCGAAGAACGCGGGAAAGCTCATGGTGCTTGAGGCCGGCATGGAGTATCACGGCATCACCATGAATCCAGAGGCTGCGCAGATGCTCCAGACGCGGTCGTACAACGTCGAGGAGATCTGCCGGTGGTTCGGCGTGCCACCGTTCATGATCGGGCATATGGACAAGCAGAGCAGCTGGGCGTCGAGTGTCGAAAGCCAGAACCTGCATTTCCTCACCAGTTGCCTGCGGCCGCTGCTCGTGAATATCGAGCAGGAGATCCTGCGCTGCTTGGTCGAGGATGAGCTGGCAGGCGATGTGTTTGCCGAATTCTCGGTCGAAGGTCTGCTGCGCGCCGACAGCGCCGGGCGCGCGGCCTACTACCGCTTCGGTCTGCAAGACGGCTGGCTCAATCGCAATGAGGTGCGCGCGTTGGAGAACCGTGCACCGATCGAAGGCGGTGAGATTTACACGGTCCAGGCGAACCTCGTCGCGCTCGAGAAGCTCGGCGAGATCGGCGCCGAAGCCGAACGGGTGCGCTCGGCGCTGAGGGCGTGGCTGGGCGCAGTTGAGGAGTCGGCGGAAGCGGCCGACGTGGTCTGAGGGAATTCCATGGGAAAGAAAAGCATGCCGGCAGCGCCGGCTGTCGGCGCTCGCGCCGGCGTAGGCTTCGAGCTGAGCGCTCGGGCCTTGGAAACGTGGCGGCCGGGGCTCTCGGCTGCCGTGCAGGAAAAGACGGACACGACGATCTCGATTCTCGATCCGATCGGCGCCGACCCGTGGACCGGGGAGGGCGTCACGGCAAAGCGCATCGCTGCCGCGCTGCGCACGATGGGCGGCAAGGACGTGGACGTGCTGATTAACTCGCCGGGCGGCAGCCTGTTCGAGGGTCTGGCGATCTACAACCTGCTGCGCGAGTACGAAGGAAAGGTGACGGTGAAGATCCTCGGGATCGCGGCGTCGGCGGCCTCCTTCATCGCCATGGCGGCTGATGAGATCCAAATCTCCCGCGTGGGCTTTTACATGATTCACAACGGCCAAGTCTGGACGGCCGGTGATCGAAATGCGCTAGTCGAGGTTGCGGAATGGCTTCGGCCATTTGACCTGGCCATGGCTGATATCTATGCCCAGCGCACCGGCCTAGAGACGGACGAGCTGGTGGAAATGATGGACCGGGAGACCTGGCTCACTGCCTCTGAGGCGGTGGGGTGGGGCTTCGCGGAAGGATACCTGGCGAGCGATCCTGTGGATGACACCGAAGCCGACCGCCAGGCGCATGCCCTTCACAGGGTGGGGGCCGCGCTGGCGAAGTTGGGCATGCCGCACGCCGAGCGCCGCAAGGTGCTCAACGACCTCCAGCTTGGGCCAAAGCCCGAGGACAAGCAGTCGGCCGTTTCGGCTCAAACCCTGGCAGCGCTGCAGTTGGCAACCGACCGACTGGGCGCAGCCGTCAACGTGTAATAGGAGTACATCCTCATGAGCAAAACCATCGAGCAGATGCTCGAAGAAGTGACGACGAAGCTGAATGCCGTCGACAAGCAGTACACCGAACAGGCCGACAAGGCGATGGTCGAGGCCCGGCGTGCCGGCGACTTGTCGAAAGAGACCAAGGAGTCGGTAGACAAGGTCGCAACGGAATTCAACTCGTTGAAGACTGTTCAGGAAAAGCTGGAAGCCAAGCTCTCCGGGATCGAGCAGGCGGTGGCCGAGCTGCCGACGCGCGGCCAGCCGGTGAGCGCCACCACGATCGGCGGCGAGGTCGTCGCTTCGGAGCGGCTGGAACCGTTCGCCAAGAGCATCCAATCGGGCCAGCGCCTGTCGATTCCCGTCAGTGCCGCATTGCTGTCGTCCGACCTGCCGCCCAACACCGTCGAGCCGGATCGCCAGCTCGGCGTGCTGGGCCGGCCGCGCCAACGCATCTTCGTGCGTAGCCTGATCGCGCCGGGCCAAACGTCGTCGAACGCGATCTTTTACGTGCAGCAGACCGGGTTCACCAACGCCGCCCGCGCGGTTGTCGAGAACACGAGCAAGCCGTATTCGGGTATCGAGTTTGAGGCCAAGATTCAAGCCGTGGCGACTATCGCGCACATGTTCAAGGCGTCCAAGCAAGTGCTCGACGACTTCAAGCAGCTTGCCAGCCTGATCGACTCCGAGATGCGCTATGGCCTGGACCTGGCCGAAGAAACCGAGATTCTGTTCGGATCCGGCACGGGCGCCTCGCTGCACGGGATCGTGCCCCAGGCAACGACGTTCGCGCCTGCCTTCGAGGTCGAAAAGCAGTCCGGCATTGACGATCTGCGCCTCGCGATGCTTCAGACGCAGCTGGCGCGGGTGCCCGCCACCGGCCATATCCTGCACTTTATCGACTGGGCCAAGATCGAGTTGCTCAAGGATTCGCTGGGCCGTTACATCCTCGGCAATCCGCTGGGCCTCATCGGCCCGGTGCTGTGGGGTCTGCCGGTGGTGCCCACCGAGATTACGCAGTTCCTGGGCAAGTTCCTTACGGGCGCCTTCCGCGATGCCGCGCAGCTCTTCGACCGCGAGGATGCCAACGTGGTGATCTCGACCGAGAACGCTGACGACTTCGAGAAGAACCTGATCTCGATCCGTGGCGAGAAGCGGCTGGCGCTTGCGGTCAAGCGGCCCGAGGCATTCGTATTCGGCAACTTCACCGCGCCCGAGGTGGGCGGCGGCCAGTAAACCAGAGCCGCTGCTGGCGGCCTGATTCAGGAGAGATCTGATGAAAACGCAACTCGTGAAGCTGATTGCGCTGCGCCCGTTTCTGCACGGGTATACCGTGCTGTCCGCGGGCGACCTGGTCATCACCACGCCGGGCCACGCGAAGCAGTTGGTTAACCTCGGGCATGCGCGCGAGGAGGGTGTCTTCGCACGTGGTGCCGAGGTCGGCACGGAACGGCTGGAATCCAGCGCTGTCGCGGCGGCCGCCAATGCGGCTGCGGGTGGCGACGCTGCCCCGACCGGCGAGGCGGGCACCCAAGACGCGCCTTCCGGCCAGCCGGTGGAGCCCATCGGCAACCAGCAGATGGATACGGCGGGCGGTGATGCTCCGTCGAGCGACGGCGACGTTGCCGCTGCTCCGGTCGGTGCGGCAGCAACTGAAGGCGCGCTTTCCGCGCAATCGGCCGAGCTCACCGGTAGCCAGCAGATGGATTTGGCGACCGGCTCCGCGTCGGCGGTCGACGGCGCTGGCACGACTGCTGCGGCAAAGCCGGCCAGCCGTGGACGCCGCCAGGCGGGCTGAAATGGCGCTGATCGACATCGGCCTGGCGAAGCGACATCTGCGCGTACGCACGGACGCGGACGACGATCTGATCGCGCTCTATCTCATGGCGGCGCAGGCGGCGGCTGAGGCCTTCCTCGGCGCCAGGCTGTGTGTCACCGAGGAAGAGCGTGCGCAACTGGTCGTGGCTGGCGCCACTCCGGAGGGAGTACTGGTCGCAGGCGCTGACGTCAAGGCGGCAGTGCTGCTGACGCTGGGCAGCCTGTACGAGCAGCGTGAGGACCTTGTCTTTGGTCAGAGTGTGGCGAAGCTGCCGCGAGGGGCTGAGTCCCTGCTCTGGCCTCATCGCGTCGATGTTGGCGTATGAGGAGGTGAGCCATGAAGCAACCAAGGCCAGGCGAGCTGCGCGAGTTGGTGCTGATTCGGCGGCGCGCCGACATCCCGATGGCGGGCGGTGGCCTGGCAGCGAGCTTTACCGGCGAACGTTACGCAGACGCGAAGGTCGAGCCCGTTGGAACGGCGGTGTATCTAAGCGGAATCCAGTCCGACGACAAAATTACCCATCGGGTGTTCATGCGTGCAGAGATGGGGGCTGGCGTAGACAACGACTGCGAGGTTGTACACGAGTCAGTCGTGTACCGCGTTCGCCGGCGAAGTGATGTTGGTGGTGCCCGTCGGTTTTGCGTGGTGGAAGTTGAGGAACTTGGCAGCGAGTCGCGCTATGGCTAAATCCTCAGGTCTTCGAGCTGCAATGCACGTGGAGGGATGGGACAGTTATAGGCGACTGGACTTTAACCGTAAGGAGGTTCGCAAGGGGTTTAGGCGGGTGGGGCGCCTCGTTCAAATCGCGGCCCGAAAGCGGATCAGGAAGGGGGCGCCGCTCCAAGACTACCCAGCCGGCCGGCGTGGGCTTCTGGCGCGAAGTATCTCCGTCAAGGTGAGTCGTCCCGGCTTCCTCGTGCGCGTGGCGCCATTCAAGACACCGGCCATGGGCGAGGATTTCTACCCTGCTTATCTGTTCTATGGCGTTACGGGGAAGCCCCGGCGCAAGGACCGGCACTCTCAGGTGAAGGACGGAAAGTGGCGCGTGAAGCCACGCGGCAATTACATGACGGATGCCCTGGAAGAGCAGGTCGGGAATATTCGGTCGGCGCTTTCCGCGGCACTGGCTCAAGCACTCAAGTAGGGAGGTGAAATGCGGATTTCTCCGGTGGTCGAGCACGTGAAGCAGTACGTGCCGGCATTTGAAGGCCGCGTGGCCGGGGGACTCGATACTGACGTAGTGATGGGGGCCGCCCAAATGAAGCCGCCGGCGGGCTACATCATCCAGACGGAGGACGACGCTGCCGAGACGCAGTCGCAGACGTCGTACCTTCAGGAGATCCGCGATTCGATCGATGTGGTAGCAGTTCTCGCCACGCGGGACGATCAAGGAAACCTCGAGGCCGAGCTGTTGCATGAGATCCGGCGTCAACTACTCCTCGCGTTGGCAGGTTGGGCGCCTGGCGACGGATACGACGGTCTGATCTACAACGGCGGCGATCTGGTGCGGCTGGACCGCTCCCGCTGCGTCTACCGATTCTCCTTCTCTGCCGGCTTTACGCTCGGTCGCGCCGCCTTTGACGGCAAATCGGGACAGCCTGCGGAAACGTGGGAGGAATACGAGCGGGATCGGCTGCCGCGGTTTGCGGGCGGGACCATACATCTCGACGCAATTGACCCGATGGCCGATCCGAATCTAAAGAAGCCCGGCCCCGATGGCCGGATTGAACACGAAGCAAGAATGGAGCTGCCATATGGCGAAGCGTGAAATTTACGTGATCCCCGCGGCGGGCCGGACCGTTCCGGACCCAGCGCGGGGGGACATACTGCCCATCGAAGGGCGCAGCGTGGTGCGCGGTCCGTATTGGATTCGCCGCATCGATGACAAGGACGTGGTCTTGGCCGAGCAAGGGCCGGCCAAAAAGGTAGGGAGCGGCGCCAAATGATCTCCTTCAATTCCATTCCGGGGGACCTGCGGGTCCCTTTTTTTTATGCGGAGATGGATCCGTCGCAGGCGAATAGCGGGACCACACAGCTGCGACGCCTCATCGTTGCGCCCGTCAATGACGATTCGACCGCAGCGAACGAGCTGATCATCGCCAGCCAGGATAGCGAAGTGCGCGCTCTGGCGGGTATCGGGTCGCCGTTGGCGCAGGCCTACTCGACTTGGCGCCGGAGCGACCCCATGGGCGAAATCTGGATTCTGCCGGTGAAGCTCGCTGAAGGTGTAGCAGCTGCCGGTAAGGTCGTCCTGACCGGAGCCGCTACGGAGGCAGGGGTGCTCAGCTTCTACGTGGGTGACGACCGAGTCCAGCTGACGATTACCAATGGCATGGCGGCCGCCACGGTCGCGGCCGCTCTTTCGGAGGCGGTGAACGGCGCGGGGCTTTGCATGCGCGCGCAGGTCGCGGGGGAGGAGGGCGCCGAGGTGACGCTGACCGCCGGCTTCAAGGGCTTGCTCGGGAACGACATTCGGTTGGGGGTGAATCTCCGTGGGAGCGCCGGTGGTGAGCGTACGCCCGCCGGGCTCACGCTGACCATTACGCAGCCGGCGGGCGGTGCTGGGGTGCCCGACGTTGACGACCTTCTCGCGAAGGTGGGGGACGCGGAGTTCGAGTTCGTGTTTCACCCCTTTACCGACGCGGCTTCGCTCGACGCATTCAAGCTGTGGATGGATGACAGCAGCGGCCGTTGGGCCTGGGCGAAGATGTTGTACGGCCATGTCTACACGGCGCGCCGCGGAACGCTGGGCGAGTTGATCACTGCCGGGCGCGCCCGTAATGATCAGCACCATACGATCCATGGCTTCGAGGTGCAGACGTCTGCACCGGCGTGGAAAGTCGGAGCTGCCTACGCGGCGCGCCAAGCTGTGTTCATTTCGGCCGACCCGGCGCGCCCGACGCAAACGGGGGAGCTGGTGGGGATCGCTCCTCCGACCGAGGGAACGCGGTTTCTGGTGGTTGAGCGGCAGTCGCTTCTGTGGGCGGGTATCGCTACGGCGTACTGCACGGTCGACGGCATGCGGATCGAACGCGCGGTGACGACCTACCAGCGCAATGCCTATGGTCAGCCGGACGACTCCTATCTCGACAGCGAGACGATGCACCAATCTGCGTACATCATTCGCTTTCTGAAAGGGCGTATCACGAGCAAGTACGGCCGGCATAAGCTGGCGAGCGACGGGACGCGGTTTGGTGCTGGCCAGGCGATTGTGACCCCGAGCATCATCCGCAACGAACTGATCGCGGCCTACGGAGAGTTGGAACGGCTCGGCATCGTCGAAAACATGGAGGCGTTTCAAGAACACCTCATCGTTGAGCGCGATAGCCAGAACCCGAATCGCGTCAACATCCTGTTCCCGCCGGACTACGTGAATCAGCTGCGCGTCGTTGCTTTGCTCAATCAGTTCCGCCAGCAGTATCCGGAAGCCGCGTAAGCGAGTGTAGTGCAACCCAGGGGCCCGCCTAGTGCGGGCCTTTCTATTTGGAAAAGGAATATAGCCATGGGGCAAAAAGTAGCCGGCACTGTCTATTTCAAAGTGGACGGCGAGCAGCTTGAAGTTACGGGCGCAGCAGAGGCGCCGACCACGAACAGCACGCGGGAGAGCCTCCGACCGGGCTTCTATTCGGAAACCGACCGCGTGCCCTATGTGAAGGTTGACGCGCTGTTTACGCCCGCCTTCCCGCTGAAGAAGCTGCAAGACGCGACCGACATGACGGTGACTGTCGAGTTTAAGAATGGGCGTACCTACGTTTTGTCGGGCGCGTACCAGGTGGGCGAGCCTGTCGCCACCGGTGACGACGGCAAGATTCAACTGCAATTCGACGGTGTCGACGGAGTTTGGCAATGACTGCGGAAACTTATGAATTGTCCAGTCCGATCAAGGCGCATGGGGAGGAGGTTCAGACACTGACTTTGCGCGGCCTCACGCCCGCGGACGCGCGAGCCGTCAAGTCGCTTCCGTATCACGTGGCCACCGATGAAAGCGTCCGGATCGATACGGACGTTGCTGCGAAGTACATCGTCCGAATGGCAGGCATTCCGCTCGGCTCGGTGGATCAATTGAATATGGCGGACTTCAATGCGCTCGCGTGGATGGTCGCCCGTTTTTTCTTGAGTCCGGAGTCGCAACGTACGACGAGCTCCGGCGCCTCGTCTACGACGTTTCCTACTTCTGGCGACTAGATCCCGAAGTGACCGCGTCGCGCCCGCTCGAGTTGCTTGTCGAGCAGGCGCGAGAGTGCGATCGCATTGCTGCGACGCTAAATCCTAAGGGGGGGTAGAGCATGGCCGGAGAGAAATTCCAGCTCAAGGCGCTGATCACGGGCGTGGACAAGCTCTCGCCGACGTTGGCCGGCGCCCGAAGGAGTGTGGCCGGATTCCGCAAGACGCTCGAATCGAGCAGCTTGGCTAAGGGCTTCAGCCTGGGCGACGTCGTGCGGGGTGGCGCCTTCGCGGCGCCCTTTATCGCTGGGCCCAAAGCGGCGATCGAGTTTGAATCTGCTATGGCGGACGTGCGCAAGGTAGTGGATTTCGACACCCCAAATCAGTTCAAGGAAATGGGCCAGGACGTCATTCGCATGTCTACGCGCTTGCCAATGGCGGCCAAAGATATCGCTGCGATCGTTGCGGCGGGAGGTCAGGCCGGATTGGCTCGAGGGGAGCTGACGCGCTTCGCTGAGGATGCTGTCAAGATGGGCGTCGCTTTCGACAGTACTGCGGAGGAGTCGGGCGACATGATGGCGAAGTGGCGTACTTCGTTCCGAATGACGCAGGACGAAGTGGTGGCGCTGGCTGACAAGATCAATTACCTCAGCAATAACGGTCCAGCGTCTGCGAAGCAGATATCTTCAATCGTCACTCGGATCGGGCCGCTGGGCGAAGTGGCAGGCTTAGCGTCCGGACAAATCGCGGCCATGGGCGCCACCCTGGCCGGGATGGGAGTGCAGGAGGAGGTTGCGGCCACAGGCATGAAGAACTTCATGCTCACGCTCACGGCCGGGGCATCGGCCACAAAGCAGCAGCAGCAGGTGTTCAAGGCTCTGCGCATGGACGCTAAGAAAGTAGCGGGTGACATGCAGAAGGACGCACAGGGCACGATCGTTCGGATCCTGACCGCGATCAGCAAGGTCGACAAAACCAAGCAAGCATCGGTGCTTCAAACGCTTTTTGGGCGGGAGTCGATCGGCGCCATCGCTCCGATGTTGAATAACCTAGACCTGCTTAAGCGAAATCTCGCAAATGTGAGTGCGGAGACGGAATACGCGGGCTCAATGAACAAGGAGTATGAGGCTCGAGCCGCTACCACCGCGAACAACATACAGCTCCTGCAAAACCGTGCGGTCGCGCTCGGGAACGCAATAGGCTCGACGTTGCTGCCGCCGATAAATGGGTTTGTCGGAGCGGCGGGACCGATGCTCGAGCGGGTGACTGGCCTGATCCAGGCGAACCCATGGTTGGTTAAGGGGGTCCTTGGGGCCGCTCTGGCATTTGGCGTAATTCGTATTGCCATGGTGGGGGCCGCCTTTGCGATGAAGGCGCTCAATGCCGTGGTATCGATGAGTCCGTTAGGCATGGTCGTTCGTGGGATGGCGCTTGCGGCAGGCTTTCTGCTCGCCAATTGGTCGACCGTAGGGCCGTGGTTTAGTGAGCTGTGGAGCAGTATCGAAGGTTCGGGAAATTCTGCCTGGCAGGGTATTCAGAGCATCTGGTCGACGGTGACGAGCTTCTTTGACGGAATCTGGACCAGCGTAGTTGATGGCGCCGCCATTGCCTGGGAGGGGCTTAAAGGGGCGTTCCTGAATGCGACCCCGCTCGGCCTGGTCATGAAGAACTGGGAGCCGCTTGTCGATTGGTTCAGGAATCTCTGGGATCGGGTCAAAACATATATTGAGCCCATAACCGGCGGTCTCCAATGGCTCAAAGACAAGGTAGGTGGGATATTCGGCGGCGGCGATGCGAAGCCTGCGGGGAACGCAGGTGCAAGCGTGTCGGCGTATCAGGAGGCGCGCGCTGGCAATGGAGGGGCCGGATTGGCGGCCTCGGCCGGGGTGGCGCAGCCGACGAAGTTGGATGGCGACCTGCGAATCCGGTTTGAGGGTGCGCCGCAAGGCATGCGGGTCGACAGCGCCAAGACCAATCAATCCGGGCTCAGCGTGTCTCCGTCTGTCGGTTATCGAACGCTCGGCGAGGTGGGCTGATATGAGTTGGAGAGATGAAAAGCAGAAAGCCTCATTCAGGGGTGTGCCTTTTTTAGTTAATACCGCCAGCGGGCGGCGCGGCCGCCGCACAGTCCTGCACGAATACCCGAAGCGGGATGACCCCATGATTGAGGACATGGGGCTCGCGACGCAGGATCACAAGTTCTCGGCTTGGGTGGCTGGCCCCGATTGTTTTGACCAGCGCGACGCGCTCCTGAAGGTTCTGGAGGAACCTGGTGCGGGCGAGTTAGTGCATCCCTGGTATGGACGCGTTGAAGTGGTCTGCACCGGCGTGGATGTATCCCATTCGGAAAGCGAGGGGGGGGTAGTTCGATTCGAGCTGGAATTTGCAAAGGGTGCTGCTGCGGCTTTCCCTGTTGGGTCGGCGAATACTGCAGCGCGGGCTGATCTGGCGGCGTCCGGCTTGCAGACGTCTGCACAGTCGCGTTTCTCAAGCGTGACGAGCGCGCTCGACATGGCCAAGGCGCAGTCCAAAGCCGTGTTCGGTGCGCTGGCAGAGGTGCGCGAGATTATCGATCAAACCACTTCGCCGTTGGTCTCAGCGTTTCAGAGCGTCCAGCAGATTTATTCGGACATCGTGACGGCGCCGGACAAGTTCGCTGCGATGGTGTTTTCGCTGGTTAACGACGTGCCGAGGGAGTTTGGAGGGTTCGGTAGCTTCGCCAAGGGCGGGGGGCTGATCTCCCTGCTCGGCATCTTCGGAAAGAGCAGTGCCGCACGAAGCGTGGGGGATGTGAAGCGTTCTAGCGAGCCCGTAACGTCGTCGCTGATCAATGCCGTAGTTGAGCTTACTCGGGACGCGTTGATCGTCGACGCGGTGCGGGACGTGTCCGTGATGCCTAGCGGCACTCCCCCGCGGCGCCCATCGTCGGTGCCTGCGGTGGAGGCTGCAATCCTTGCGCCAGTGCAGGCGGACGCGACCAATGGGGTTGAGCTGGCGGAGGTTTTGCTCGGCGATCAAGCACGGGACTTCCCTGTGGTCGACGACGTACGCGTCGTTCGAGATGAGCTCAGGGAGGCTATATGGGTTGCTGCGTTGACGGCGGAACCTGAGCACTACGAAAGGCTGACTGTAGCTCGGCAAGCTGCAGGCCGGCACCTAGACTCAGTGGAACTGAGAGGGCTGCGGCTAACGGCCTACTCGCCAGTGACAGTGATGCCGGGGCTCGTGCTCGCGTACCGCGAGTATGCCGACGCGACGCGGGCGGGTGAGATAGTGACCCGCAACCGCGTGGTGCATCCGGGGTTCCTACCGGCGAGGGAGTTGAAGCTTATCGGAGGTGGCCGTCGTGGACCAGGTTGATGCGGAGAACCAGGTGACGCTGATGGTGGATGGCCAGGATTACCGCGGATGGAAGGAGATTCAGATCGGCGCTGGCATCGAGCGGTTGGCGCGGGACTTTTCATTGTCGATAACCTGGCGTTGGCCGGGCAGTACGGAGCGACCGGTTCGGATCCGTCAGGGCGAGCGTTGCGAGGTACGGATTGGGCGCGATCTGGTTTTGTCGGGCTATGTCTTCGCCACGCCGATTCGGTATTCGGCGACGGAAGTGACCGTCTCCGTGACGGGTCGCTCGCTGACCGCCGACCTGATTGACTGCACGGTCGACGAAATGCCGGGGCAATGGAGAGGGCAGTCCGTCGCAGATATTGTGCGCTCGCTGGCCGCCTCGTATGGCGTTGTGGTGGTCGATGAGATTCGAGATGGTGCCGTGGTCGCTGACCATAGCATCGAGCCGACGGAGACGGTATTTGAGTCCATCGATCGATTGCTCAGTTTGTCGGAGCTCTTTGCGACGGACGACGGGCGTGGGCGTTTGGTGATGGCTCGGCCTGGAAGTGCGGGCAGAGCAGCGGACGCTCTGGTATTGGGTGAGAACATCAAGGAGGGCGATGCTGGCCTCGATTTTTCTAGTCTGTACTCGGAGTATCGCTGTGTGGGCCAGCGGTCTGGCTCGGATGAGGAATTCGCCGAGGCGGCTTCAGAAGTTTCGGCTCGCGTCGCGGACGGCCGTGTCGGGCGCCGCCGCATGCTGAAGGTGAATCCTAGCGGCCAGCTGACTCCCGCGTTGGCGCAGCGACGCGTTGAATGGGAACGGGACTACCGGCTGAGTCGGGCGTTGAAGGTCTCATACGTGGTGCAGGGTTGGCGCCAGAGCAACGGGTCGCTTTGGGTGCCGAATCTCATCGTGCATGTTCAGGACGATTTGATTGGGTTCGATCGCGACATGCTGATTGTCGAGATTTCGTATGTGCTGGGCGAAGGCGGCATGGTGACGCGCATGACCCTGGCCCCGCCCGAAGGATTCATTCCTGAGCCCACGCACAAGAAGGGGAGAAAGCGAAAGAAGGGAAAGGGCGGCGATGCCTTTGAGTACCTGTTGCCCGAAGACTGGGAGGATTGATCATGAGTGGCATAGGTAACGCGCTGCGCAATGTCGTGGTCCGTGGTGTGGTCGCGGTGGTGGAAGCTGGGCGCAAGCTACAGGCCCTGCAGGTGCGTCTGACCGCGGCAGAGGTGAAGGGCGACGTCGAGCACTTCGAGCCGTATGGATGGTCCTCGCATCCGCATCCTGGGGCCGAGGCGGTCATTGCGTTCGTCGGCGGCGACCGATCCCACGGCGTCGCGCTATGTGTGGCTGATCGCCGTTACAGGTTGGTCGGGCTCGAGCAAGGCGAAGTCGCAATCTTCTCCGATGAGGGTGATTCGGTAGTGCTCAAGCGAGGGCGCGTCGTAGAGGTGACAACCGAGACGTTTCGGCTCAACGCCAGTCGCTGCGAACTGAACGCGCCCGACGGGATACTCCTGAATACGAAGCGCGTTTCTGCGAGCGGCGATATCAAGTCAGATGGCGACGTCGTTGCAGGTGCCGTCAGTTTACGGAATCACCCGCATGGAGGTGTTCAGCCGGGGTCTGGTGTAAGTGGGGGACCTGTCGAATGAACATTCTATTTACATCGGGAGGAGATACGCCGCTGGCGCGCGCGGTGTTGATCAGCTTGTTCACCTGGCGTCGAGCTTTGGAAAGCGACCCAGTGGACGACTCCGATCTTCAAGGCTGGTGGGGTGACTCCTTCCCGTCAGTGTCTGACGATCGAATCGGGTCTCGGTTATGGCTTCTCCGGAGGCGGACGCTCTCCGATCAGACGCGTCTCGATGCGATCGCATATGCCCGAGAGGCGTTGAAATGGCTGATCGACGACGGGATCTTCATGGATGTGGAGATCGAGGCCGAGCGCCAAGGTCGCGAGCGTTTGGCCCTGCGAGTTGTAGGTGTGCATGGCGATGGCGCGGATGAGGTGCTCGCGGAATTCAATGATATTTGGCAGGTGATCAAAAATGCCTTTTGACATTCCGTCGCTGTCCACGCTGGTAGCACGCGCGGACGGCGACTTATCGGCGCTCGCCGACGTGGCGCTTCGTCGCTCAGATCAACGAATTTTGTCTCGGGTTCATTCCGGGGCGACATACGGCCTCTACGGCTACCTCGGATGGCTGTCTCGGCAGCTGCTGCCGGACACCTCTGACGAGGAGGTGTTGGCGCGCTGGGCCGCAATGAAAGGGGTGCCACGAACGCCCGCTTCTGGCGCGGCAGGCGTGGTGCTTGTCCGTGGCGCCGCCATGTCCGTGCTCGACTCCGGGGCGCTGCTGCAGGCCCAGGATGGTCGCCAATACAGGACGACCCAGACGGTTGTGTTTGCTTCGAGCCGAGAGGCTGTTCCTGTTTGGGCGGTTGTTCCAGGGGCGGCGGGCAACGCTCCTGGGGGCATGCCCTTGTCCTTGGTGTCGCCCGTTTTGGGGGTCAGCGATCAGGCGGAAGTGGCGGAGGCTGGCTTGGCGGCCGGTTCCGACGAAGAGCGGCTCGAGGCCTGGCGTAGCCGCGTGATCGCTGACTTTCGGCGCATACCCCATGGGGGGGATGAAGAGGATTACGAGAGCTGGGCGTTGGAGGTGCCCGGCGTAACTCGTGCGTGGGCGCGAGGAAACTACATGGGGTTGGGCACGGTCGCAGTTTTTTTCACGCGGGATAACGATGCAAATCCAATCCCGGGGGCAGAAGCGATTGCCGCCATGCATGATCATCTGATGGCTAAGCGGCCGGTAACTGCGGAGGTCTACGTGTTGGCGCCGCAGCCGTTGCCGGTCGAGTATCGGATCGCGCTGACGCCCGATAGTGCGACGCTTCGCGCGCGGGTGGAGCAGGCGCTGCGGGAACTTCATCTGCGTGAGGCCGATTTGGGGCAGCGATTCGTCTGGACGCACATCGGGGAGGCGATAAGCGCAACGCCCGGCGAGGATGATCATCGCTTGGTGGCTCCGGCGGCCGATGTGGTGCCGGGGCCGAATCAGCTTCCTGTGTTCGGGGGGGTGGAATGGCTCTGAGAACTGAGCAGGATTACCGTGCGCAGCTGGTCGCGCTTCTGCCGCCAGGTCCTGCATGGGATCTGGAGGCTGTGCCCGAGCTGGCTGCGGTGCTAAAGGCGCTCGCCTTGGAGTTCGCCCGGGTTGATGCATGTGCCGAAGATCTGCTCGGCGAGATGGTGCCGTCAGGCGTGCGGGCGCTGCTGTCCGACTGGGAGCGCGTCTTGGGGCTGCCGGATCCGTGCCTCGGTGCGGATGGTGGTTTCGCGGAGCGGCGCGCTGAGGTTGTTCGTCGCTTCGGCGAGGTCGGCCGCCAGGACCCTCTTTATTTTGTGGGGATTGCCCGAAAGTTGGGGTATCCGGATGCGTGGATCGAGGAGTACAGGGCCCCCAGGTTCGGGCGGTCCGCTTTCGGTCGTGCGCGGTTCGGCACGCGGCGGCAGCAGTTTCTATGGAAGTTCCACCTCGGCGCACGTCGACCTGGCGGGGCCAGGTTTGGCGTGACGCAGTGGGGCGAGCGTTTCGGCGCGAATCCAAACAACATCATCGAATGCGTTGTGCGGCGCTATCGGCCCGCACATACACATGTCATATTCGAGTATCAGTGAGGTAACGCATGGATTATCCCAAGAGTGTTCCCGGAGTGGGATTGGTCGAGGGGCGCTTCGTTAATGAGGATCCGATCGCAGGCCGGCCTGGATCGTTGATCCCGGCCGAGTGGGGCAACGGAGTTACGGACGAGCTGCTCGCGGTGGTGCAGGCTGGCGGGATCGAGCCCGATGAAGGAGATTCCGGCCAGGTCCTGCGGGCGATCTCGAAGCTGCTGGCGGATGCGGTCAAGGGCCGGCCCTTGGTGTATTCGATCTCGGCCTTGCCGGACGAGGATATGGGGCCCGTCGTCGTGCAAGAGTGCGGCGAGGTGTGGATCTGGTCCGAGTCCGTCTATTTCACGGGCTATCGCTCGCCGCTGTGCGGCCGCCCGGCAGATGGCCATACTCTGGCTCCGCTTGCCAGCGAGGTGGACGCCGTGGGGGGGCTTCTGCCGAAGCTCGCGTACGCTCGGCTGTGGGGCTACGCCAGGGAAAACGGTCTGGTGGTCTCGCAGTCATTCTGGGATGCAAACAAGGGCGGTCACTACTTCGTCGACGTCGACGCCAACATGTTCCGCGTTCCGGATCTGCGTGACATGTTCCGGCGTTTCACCGGGACTGACGCTGACACTGCAAATGCAAGGGTTATGGGTTCGCGACAACTGGATGCGCTCCAGAAGATTACGGGCACATTCGGCGTACGCAATACCGTGGACTTCACGGACGAAAGCGGGGCGTTCTACAAGCAGCAACAGGCGGCGGTTTCCACCGCTGCACTGGCAGGTGGATCAGGGGCTGTAATGCGATTTCTCTTCGATTCTTCGAGGGTATCGAGATCCTCAACTGAAACAAGATCGGTGAGCGTTGCATACGGCCCCCGCGTTCACGCATGACTACGCGTGCAGGCAAGGACGAAACCCGGCGTTGCCCGGGCGAGTGTCGACGCCTGTACCTACAGACCCGCGGCCCGTCATGAGTGTCGGGTCGTACACGTCTCCGTGGTAAGTGGCCGAGGCCAGGCCGGCCTGCAGAAGGGCGGCCCTGCTCAAGGCGGCGACCTGACCGGAGCCACCTCCGGAATAAACCCTCACGGGCAGGCTTTGGACCCCCTGCGATTGGCGGCTGCCGAGCATTCTTGCATTTGCAGTGCAAGTTCCTTTTCTTGGAGTATTTATGAAACAAAAGACTGTTTATCAGACCGACAACGAGGGGCTGTTTGCCTATGAAACGCTGGCGAACGAGCTGGCGCTCGCCCCGGGCGTCTACAACATTCCCTATGGTGCATATGAGGATGCGCCGCCGCCGGCGCCGGCCGGGATGGTCCAGCGGCGCGCTGATGGCCAGGCGTGGTCGCTGGTCGAGGACCACAGGGACGCCAGGCTCTGGTTGGTGGCGACGGGCGCGCCGTACTCCCGTCACGAGGAAGTCGAGATCGACGGGGTGGTCAGCCAGTATCCCGGTTGGGGGCCGGTCCCGGCCTGGCTGACCCTGGTGGAGCCGCCGCGGCATGTTGAGGACGCGGACGCGGACGCTTAGGCGCTACGCAGCGAGCGGAAGAGCCTCTAGGCTGATCTCGCGTTCACGGCGGAGCTCTTCGAGCTGGCGCTTGCCTAGCGCGCTGCGCGTCAGCTTCTGCGCCAGCTCGCGCCCGTGGGGGTGGTAGTACCGCAGCAGCATGCGTGTATCGACGTTGCCGTTGACCTTCGCCAGTTCGTGAATCTGGAAGACGGTGGCGAGCTGGGAGGTGCCCTCGTGCCGCAGGTCATGGAACCGCAGATCATGGAAGTACTCACGATTCGGCCGGCGGTTGTATTGGCGGCACATTGCCTCATAGCGCAGGCGTGCCCGGCGCCGTGCACGTATGAAAGCGCGCGTGATCGATCCGGGTTGCATGGTGAAGATGGGCCCTCGCATCGGCTTTCCGGTGACCCAGCGGCGCAGCGCTTCGCGCGCCCGCGGCGTTAGGGGCACGTCCCGCGCGCGGCCGTTCTTGGTGTGGGGCAGGTGCACCACACCGTGCATTAGATCCAGCCGCTCGCGCCGGATGCCGGCGACTTCCGAGCGGCGCATGCCTGTCTCCTTCGCCACGATCAGGATGGTCGGCAACTCCGCGGAATTCGTCGCGCGGATGATCCAGTCCAGCTCCTGGCGCGGGCAATCCTCGTCGGATACGCCGCGAAGGGTTATTCGGTCGAACAGGCGCCGGTCGCGCGCGTCGTCCACCGCCGGCCTGCGCACGAGCTGCACGGGGTTGGCCAACTGGTCGAAGCCCCAATCCTTGCGGATCACCGTGTAGACGTGGGACAGGAAGGCCATGCGGCGCACGACGGTCGCCGGCGCACGCTCCTTTATCCATTCGTCGCGCAGTTCGGTCAGGTCCGTGCTGCGGATCCGGTCCACCGGCCGGATCGCCAGACGCGTGGCACGCCAGATGTTGGCGATGGACTTCTCGGCCGCCTTGCCCTTTTTCGTCACGGACACCTCCTCTAGGTAGCGGGTGATCGCATCGGCAAGGGTGGGGGCGGGTTTACGGCGGGGCTGACGGCGGGACCAGGGCTTCATAGTCGAAAAGCTGTCAGTTTTAGCAAATTATTTCTAACAACAGGCGCAGAAGCGCCTTTTTTCATTTCAGGAGAAGAGATGTCAGAACCGAACGTAGTGACCGCCTGGGTCGTCAGCGCCATTGTTGGCGTGGCCGCGCTGGTCACCAAGCTGGACCCCAGCGCAGTGATCGGGGCTTTCGCGGGCAGCGTGACGTTCGCGCTGACCGCGAAGGACACGAGCCTGTGGGCGCGCGCGATCTACATGATCGTGTCGCTAGTGGTGGGCTACGCCGCGGTGGCGGACGTGGCCGCGCTGTCGCCCATCAAATCGCCGTTGCTGATCGCCTACGGCGTCTCGGCGCTGGTGGTTCACCTGACGCTGGTGGCAATCGACCGGATCAAGTCTATCGACCTTGCCGAATTCTGGCGTTCGGTGTTTTCCAAGAAATAAGGAGAGCGTCATGCTGATCGAAACCATCATCGTGCTGGCCAGCGTGCTGGCCAGCGTGCTGACGGCCGGACGGCTCATCTGCTGGCGCCGTGGCGGCTGCCGGTACCGGCCCGGTGTGTCGTTCTTGGCGTACCTGCTGATCGTCGCCGCCGGCGGCCAGGCCATCGACATCGTGATCGGGCATGCCCCGGTCACAGTGTGGCAGGCCGTCATGTCGGTCACGGTCTGCGCAATCGTCTGGCGCTCGCAAGGAAATGTCGCCGTCATGGGGCGGACGGGGGTGTGGTCATGACGCTGTTGCAGACCATCATTCGGACGGCCATCACCCCCGCGCTGGCGCTGCTTCCCACCAAGATGGACACGCCCGAAGCGCGCATCATGCTGCTGGCCACCGGGTTGCAGGAATCCCGATTTGAAGATCGGCGTCAACTGGTGGGAAGGCCGCCGCGCCCGGTTGGACCGGCGAAGAGCTTCTGGCAGGCGGAGCAGGGCGGCGGGATGGTGCACGGTGTTCGGCTGCACGTCGCCACGCGCGCCGCGGCCGCGCACCTGTACCAGGCCCGGGGCGTACCGGCGCGCGATGCCGCGATCTGGGACGCCATCGAGCATGACGATGTGCTGGCGGCTGGCCTGGCGCGG